AATGGACCTCACGGTTATTATTTAAAATTACCATCAAATTATGAAACAACTTCCTCCAACCCAAATAAAGGTTCGGGAGTTTTTACAAACGGAAAAAGACTATACGATTCACGCGGAGAATTACAGCTAGTACCGCCGCTAATTTCTAACGCTAGTCCTAATAAGTATTTTATTAAAATTTATAAAGGTGACCCAACTAATGCAGCTAATGAGATAACATCTGGCGACACAATTGATTGGCAGTTTGATTATTATTCTGGAATTATCTTCATTCAAGATTATGATGCTGCAAAAGTGCCGCTAACAGCATCTGCCTATCTTTATGTTGGTAAATATCTTGACGATAAAATTAATGACATATCAGGCTCAAGTGGTGGTGGAGGCATTTTTACTGAAGTTAATGCCACTAAAGCATTTACTACAAGTAGTGTTAATATTGGCTCCAACGCCACGCCAACCAAGACTCTCAACGTAAAAGGGACTACAGAGTTAAGTGGTGGTGTTATACACAAAAGGGTTGTCAAAACCTCTAATTATACGGTCACAGTTTCAGATTACTATCTGGGAGGCAATTCAAGTGGTGGCGCATTTACGTTTGCATTGCCTGATGCGTCCGCAGCAATATCTGGGCAAACTTGGATTTTTAAAGACGAGGGCGGATCTGCTGGTAGCAACGGAATTACCATTTCTGCTTCTGCCGGTCAAACAATCGATGGTGAAAATACGATAATTTTAGAATCACCTTATGCATCAGTGCAGGTTTATTCAGACGGTGTAAATAAATTCTATATCTTCTAAAATTTTTCACCCATATAGGCACTAATTAAAGACGAGCAGGTGTTTTATCTGATTCGCATTGGATAGCTGCACTTGTCTCAAGTCTTAATATAAAACTAAATATGGAGGGTTTTTAAATATGGCTTATAAATTTTTAAGAGGAGAAGCAATTCTTAGCGGTACTATGGAAGTTCAGTCTGCCACCGCTGAAATATCTGTCTCCCAACAAGACGGTTCTAAAGTCGTCGAACTAACTCAGGCTGGTGTTGTTTCTGGTTCAGGCGCTGCTAGCTTTGGCTCTATCGGTCAGCTTGACACAGACCTCGCTATCACTCATGGTGGTACCGGTGCTTCTAATGCTAGCGGTGCTCGTACAAACTTGGGTGTAGCTATTGGTTCCGACGTTCAAGCACACGATGCTCAACTTGATGCTATCTCTGGTCTCGCCACAACAGATGGCGGTGTTATCATTGGTAACGGTTCTACCTATGTTCTCGAAACAGGTGCCACTTTGCGCACTAGCCTTGGCCTTGGAACTGGTGACAACGTTGCCTTCACAAACGTTTCTGGTTCAGGAACAGGTGATTTCGGCGGAACACTAAAGGCTGGTCTTGGCAACTTTGCTGTTGATGCTGACGGTGATGCTTCGGCTAAATCTTTGGTTTCTAACAGCACCATCTCTGGTTCTGGCGCTGCCTCTATCGGCGGAAAGCTGGAAACCAACCAAGGTGTCGAATTCTTCGGAATCGCAGCTGACGGCAACTACGCGCAAGGTGCAGATGGTATTTATTACTTAGATGCAACTGATGGTCAGGTTAAGGCATCAACCAACGATGCGTTCTTAACAGCCATTGCTGGTTCTGGTTTGAGCGTTAGTGGCAACAAGCTTGTTACTGACGGTGCTGGTACACCAAATGGTCTTCAGGATGGAAGTGTTTCCAACAGAAGACTGGCAGAAGGTGCCAACTTCGTTACCGGTACTAACGGTCTCGGAAACCCAGCGCTGCTCCCAGATTCTCCAACTGCTGGTGACAAAGTTACACTTAAAATGGATAACTTAGGTGCTGGTAAGACTGTTGTTGTTTCTGGTTCAGGCGCACAAGTCATCGATGGAGAGTCCACAATTACACTTGAATCACCATTCGCTGCTGTTACCATGGTTTACCTTGGCTCAAACAACTGGGGTATCATATAAGATATCTCGCTGTTTTTCAGCTTACTTCTGGATGCCTCCCTTTTGGGGGGCATCCTTTTTTTTGTGAACTATTTATATGTGAGATTCAAACAAAAAAGCAGCCTATTTATTAGGAACGAGGAAAAATATGGCTTATAATATTTTGAAGGGAACTGTAGAGTTTACCGGTGATAACGGCTCACTTGAAAATACCGTTGACCTGACAACTGATCAAACAGTAGCCGGCGGTAAAACATTTTCACAAAGAATAACTGCCAGCGCGATTACTCTTGGTGGCAGTAGCTTATCTCATCCCGCCATCACAACACTAAATAATAATGCATCATATAGAGTTGCACTGTTTGACGTGGCAAACCCAAGCTTTGCGCTGTCGGGAAATGCGAACTTATCGTTTAGGTATGCTACATTAACATCGTCATTCTTTTCGGGCTCAGGAATTGGCTTAAGAAGCCTTCAAGCGCAAGAAATTATAAACAAACTAAGTGCGAGCCAAATTAATTTTAGTAATGGCTTAGTAGCCTCGGGATACGATTTAATCGTATCATCCTCGCACGGGATATCAGCAGGTACCACTGGTGTGTCGTTTAATGTTGCATCTGCTGGTGGGTTGGCTATCACATCTTCGAATGGTGTGTCAGTTGATCCAACTAACGCTTTAGACATCACGACAAGCGGACAAAGTTTAGCAGACGCTGATGTATTTATTGCTCATGATGCGTCCCGTGGCAAAATTGTTAAGGCCGATGCACTAGACATATACAACTATGTTAGTGGTAAATTGTCATCGCCAGCAATTACTTCATACACCAATGCCAGTAACAACAGGGTTGTCACCTCAGTCAGCAGCAATACGGTAAACGCAGAAGAAAACCTTACATTTGATGGCACCACTCTTTCATTAGCAGGCACGGGTAGTATTACCGGTGTACTTGAGTTATCTAGCTCAAGTGATGCACTACTAAGGCTTAATAAGGCAAACGCATCCACTAAAGAAATTGAGTTTGTAAACTCAGATGTTCGTCAGGCAGCAATTACACTAAGTGCCAATGAACAGCTTATCATTGAGAATGAAACTACAAAAGATATTATTCTGAAAACAAATAACCAAAACACACTGAGAGTATTTGGTCAAAATCAAAGAGTTGGCATTGCTAAAGAAGGCACAGTTGCAAACGCAGAATTGGATGTCGATGGTGACGCAATTATCAGTGGTTCACTTAGTGTAACTGGTTCTAATTTGGACAGGCTCATATCACTTAAATCCGATTCAGAGGACCCTGCATTTTTTGTAAGTGGATCAGGTGACGCCGCCCTTTCTGGAAGACTAGCATTGAACTGTGATGGTACAACGGATCCCGCCACGGTGCTTAACCACGCACACATATACTCAAAACTCGACAGCGGTACCGCTGAAATGTTTGTAAGGGATTCAGACGGTAATGTTACAAAAATTTCTCCTCACACTTCAGAAGGCGAATGGGAGTACTACTCCAGAAATACAAACACAGGCAAAGTCGTAAGAGTTAATATGGAAAGAATGATTAGAAAGCTTGAACAAATTACTGGCGAATCATTTATGGAAGAATGGTATGAAGACCCTGCCGATTAACACAACAAACTAATTTGTACTTTTCAAAGTGTAAATACTATTTATTTTGAACTACTATCTTTTTAGGAGAGATTCTTAATGTCCAGCTTACTCAATGAAGCGATTATCGATGCCAAAGCATTGAAGGAAGCAGCACTTAAAAATGCAGAAGCTGCTGTAATTGAAAAATATTCTGCTGAAGTTAAACAAGCTTTAAATACGCTCCTAGAGCAAGAAGCTGAAGAGCCAATGGGCGATCTTGGTGGCGAAGAGCCTCCTGCCGATTTAGGCGGTGAAGAGCCCCCTGTCGATTTAGGCGGCGAAATGGGCATGGAAGATCCTGCCATGGCAGCTGGAGTAGAAGAAGAGCAGCCAGAAATTGCTCCCGATGTTCCTCTCTCTGCTATGGACGACATAGCCGGCGGTGCTGAAGAAGGGGAAGCTGTAGAGTTTAATATAGATCTTCAAGCTCTACAAGAGGCAGTTACTGAGCTTCAATCTGAGCTTGAAGAAGATCAAGAAATTGAAATTACCGAAGAAACAATCGCCAATATGCTTTCTGAAGAAGACGAAGAAGAAAGTTTGGATGAAGAACTAGAGGTAGACGCGTCTGCCGGCGAGCAGTCCGCTGAAGAAGAGGAAGCGGAAGCCGACGAAGACAAGGACCTTAAAACAGAAGAAATCGATGGCGACTCACTTGTTGACGCTATCATGGAAAAGCTTACCGTTGATATGGGCTTCGAACTCGCCGGCTGGGCCGGAAGAAGTGAAGAAGACAAGATTCACAATATTGAAAAAGAAATGGCACATCGCCGTTCTACAGAAGTAGAAGAAGAAATGAAGACTTTAAAGAAAGCTCAAGAAGAGTTAGTTTTTGAAAATAACGAACTCAGAGAGAGACTTTCAAATTACGAACAGGCTGTTGGACAGTTAAAAGAAAATCTACAAGATGTTAACTTGTCAAATGCTCGTTTATTATACACGAACCGTGTACTTAGAAATACCTCCCTGAATGAGCGACAAAAAGATAAAATTGTCGAAGCAATTTCTAGCGCTGGTTCTGTCACAGAAGCGCGTACAATTTATGATACGCTTGAAAGCACAGTGCAGTCTACGCCAAAACGTGGACCACAATCGCTGGGTGAAGCTATTAACCGTCGCTCTACTGTAATTCGTGCTACCCGTATGGATAGCACTTCATCCGATCCAATTGCGGATCGCATGAAAAGACTAGCAGGTATCAAATAGATGCCAAATAATACAATAAAATTTAAGGAGGTATTTTCAAATGGCTAGTATTATTGAAAGACTCACCGAAGGTGTTGTCAATCGTGATATGCGCGCCGAAGGTCACGCTTTGTTAACAAAGTGGGAGCGCACAGGTCTCTTAGAGGGACTTGAAAATGACCGTCAGAAGAACTCCATGGCTCGACTCCTTGAGAACCAAGCCAAGGAACTTCTTCGCGAGGCAAGTACTCTTGCTGCTGGTGACGTTGAAGGTTTTGCCGCTGTTGCATTCCCAATCGTCCGACGCGTTTTCGCTGGACTTATTGCAAACGATCTCGTTTCTGTCCAGCCGATGAGCCTCCCAAGTGGACTCATCTTCTTCCTTGACTTTGTGTTCTCACCAGATCTTGGTGGCACCGCCGATGCACAAGACACACGTCTTGGAAACCGTCCTAACCGTTCCCTATATGGTACTGATCAGGTTGGTTCGGAAATCACTGGTGGCGTTGATCTGATCGACGTTTCCAACAAGGCAGGCTGGGGTGGCCCACTTCGTGATGGTGCCACTGGTTATGCATATGCATCTCCAACCGGCTCTAATGCAACCACTGTTGCAAACGATACAAGTAACGCTGTCCTTAGAACGTTCCTGCTTGATGGTGCCGTTTCTGAGACCGATATGAAGCGCATTCAGTATGATGCAGATTTGCTGTCTATTACTGACAGCTCTTATGGTGTTGCTGTACTCGATGTTGCCACAAGCGAGCATGATTCTTCCATTGGTGATCCTGACTTCAACAACTTGTCGGCTTTCACTTTGGCTCCACTTGCACGTGGAGTTGATCGTGAAGCGGCTCTGTCTAACACGTTCATCACTGCCTTGGCCAACCATGGTGGTATTACATCGGCATCGCTCGATGACAATGACGCAGATCAGGTTCGTCGTCTAACAACACGCCTGAAGAATGCTGACAGTATGTTGGCGTCTGATGGTGGTGAGGCAATTCGCTACGTTATTGTCGCTGATGCTACAATTGTTTCAGCGGAATCCGCCGCTGCCGCAGTCGGTAGTACTCTTGCTGCAGCCGACTTTGTGTACCCAGTTCAAGATCAGATTGACGCTGTTACTGGTGTGCCCGGTGCGGTTGTTGGTGACCTTTTCCCACTGGAAAACAACACCGACATTCCAGAGATCGATATCAAGGTCGACTCAATCGCTGTTACAGCGCAGACCAAGAAGCTCAAGGCGAAGTGGACTCCAGAGTTAGGACAGGATCTTAACGCTTACCACAACCTTGATGCTGAGGTTGAGCTTACCAGCATTCTTTCGGAGCAGATCGCTCTCGAAATCGACCGTGAGATCCTCGCAGATCTCGTTAACGGTGCTACCGCTGCTACCTACTACTGGTCCCGCTCTCCCGGTCTTTTCGTGAACCGCGAGACTGGTGCTGAGCTTGGTGCAACTGCTGCCGCTCCAGACTTTACTGGTACGGTTAGTGAGTGGTATGAGACACTCGTTGAGACAATCAACGATGTTTCTGCACAGATTCACCGCAAGACTCTCCGTGGTGGTGCTAACTTCGTCGTTTGTTCGCCAGAAGTTGCCAACATCCTTGAGTTCACTGCAGGATTCCGTGCATCCGTTACTCACGATGCAGAGAGTGGTTCAATCGGTGCTGTCCAAGTCGGCTCGCTGAGCAAGAAGTTTGATGTCATTGTTGACCCATACTTCCTCCGCAACGTTGTCCTCGTCGGCCGTCGTGGTTCTAGCTTCCTTGAGTCCGGATATGTGTACGCTCCGTACGTGCCACTCCAGACTACACCAACAATCTTCGGACCTGAAGACTTCGTGCCACGTAAGGGGGTCATGACCCGTTACGCGAAGCAGATGGTTCGTCCAGATATGTACGGTCTAGTCGTTGTGCGTGGCCTCTTAGGCGAGTCAGGCTCCTAATAGCTGACTAAGTTCTAAGAACTATTTGGCCCCGCCTTGAAAAAGGCGGGGCTTTTTTTTATTGCAATATTAGATTATGAGACTTTACTGGAAGATAGTACTATTTATTATTGAATTAACGATGTATGTGCATCGGAAATCAATAATAATAAATCATATTTAAGGAGATTAAAAAATATGGCTAAAGTAGGAAGAGCGGCAAGAGTCGCTAGCAAGCAGAGAACCGAGACACTTGGTAACGGAACATCTGCAGGAACCGACAAGGTAATCAAAGATGCTGAAACCGGTGAGTTGTACTTAATTGACCACAACCACGCAAGTGCGCTAACAATTTCACTGCCTGCCGTTGCAGATGGAGCATATTTTAGGTTCCAACTTATAACTCAGTTATCTGCTAATGGTACTATTGTGATTCAAGATCATGCAGATGCTTCAGCAGGTACCATGAAGGGCACCGTGTTGAATGTGGTTTATGCTGGCTCTAGTGCCGACACGACAATCGCAACTAACAAAGATGCTGGTTCGGCAACAAAATTCACAATTAACGATGATACTCATGTAGGTTCATATGTCGAGTGTTTCAGCGATGGAACAAGTTGGCATGTCTCCGGTGTTTGTATTACCTCAGCACTGAGCAACTGTGTCTTTGACGCTTAGAGGTGATTGATGGGTCGTAAAGCAAAAAGAGCTAAAGTATTAGCTAGAAGGGCTCGGCTTCTGGGAACACCAGAGGTCGTTCCTGAGCCAGTACCAGTGGTTCAGGTAACTCCTTTAGTTGAAGAAGCTCCTGTTGTTGAAAAAGCTCCTGTTGTTGAAAAGTTACCGGAACTACCAGAGGAACCGGCCGCTGAAGTAAAAGCTGCGTCTGTACCGAGGTCTGCTAAGGTAAAAAAGACCGTTGAGAAAGCCGAAGCGGAAGTGGCCGAAAAGCCCAAAAAACCAGTTCGCAAGAAAAGACCGACAGTAAAAAAGAAAACAACTACGAGAAAATAGAAATAATCTCCTTGTTTATTGAATAGCCCCCTGCTTTGCAGGGGGTTTTTGTTTATGTATCCACTATTTATTGAGTAGGAGAACACATGCATGCCGACCAATCTATCGCCAACCTCAACAACAAGCGCCTTAATACTCACATCAACGGGCAGCACAAGTGAAGTAACCGCTTCGTTACCAATTGGTGCATATACCGCATCAGCTGAATTTATTAGTGGTGCTGCGGCACAAGTTTCTTATGTATACAAAAAGCTTGGAGGCGATGTTGTAGACATTGAGCTAACAACGGCGAATGTTTACGCAGCCTATGAAGAAGCAGTCTTAGAATATTCGTACATTATCAACCTTCACCAAGCTAAAAACGTCTTATCCTCCGTTTTAGGAGAAACAACAGGAACATTTGATCATCGCGGTGAAACTTTAAGTGGCCCGGTTAGCGCTAGTTTAAAATATCCTCGATTTACTCTCGGATATTCTCGCCGCGTTGGAGACGCCGCTGCAGCAGCCGGCGGTTTTGGTGGAACAACTCCACAGTACTCGGCTTCATTTACAATTGTAGCAAACAAACAAGATTATGACGTGCAAGAGATAATTCAAAGCGCTTCAGACTCCGGAGTTGACGACACAGGTGTAACAGTAGATTATTCAGGTAAAATTGATAACAAGAGGGTGATAGTCACAAAAGTTTTTTACCGTTCTCCAAGAGCAATGTGGAGATTTTATGGTTATTATGGCGGGTTTGGTGTTGTAGGAAACTATTCAACATATGGACAGTTTGCTGATGACTCGACATTTGAAATTATTCCAACATGGCAAAACAAAATGCAAGCCATAATGTACGAAGATTCAATTTACACACGCACATCACACTATTCATTTGAGATTATAAACAATAAGTTAAGGCTCTTCCCAACTCCGTCTGACTTTACAATCGGCGACCAGAGTGACAGAATATGGGTTAAATTTTATGTGGAACAAGGCGCCTTCGATGAGGACGGCACCACTAAGACTGGTATTCAGGGTGTGAACAACATGAACACGTTGCCATTTCACAATATTTCATATGAAAACATTAACTCTATGGGTAAACAATGGATTCGAAAATATTCTCTTGCGCTTTGCAAGGAGATGTTGGGTCAAATTCGCGGCAAATTTACCACAATGCCAATTCCCGGTGAATCAGTAACACTAAATCATGCCGAATTGTTATCTCAAGCAAAAGAGGAACAGCAACAGTTAAAAGATAAGCTAACCGAAATGCTGAAAGAAATGGAATATCCTGCCTTGGCCAAACAGGATCAAGAGATTGCAGATGCATCTTCCAATGTTTTGAAAGTAACACCGCTGCCAATCTTTGTGGGGTAATATGAATGTCAAATGAGTGGAAAAATTCTGATGCACCTCCGCCGCCGTTATTTTTAGGCAAAAAAGAGCGAGACTTAGTTAAACAAGTTAACGATGAGCTTATTGAAAAGGTTATCGGGCAACAAATTCTGTATTATCCCATTGATATGGTCAATACTGATTTTCATGATCTTTATGGGGAAGCAGTTGAAAAGACTTTTTTACCACCTATTAGGGTTTACGCGCTTGTTAAGTTTGATGACGAATCCACAAGTTACCTAGACGGAGTTGGAGTTGACAAAGTTTCCCAGATCACCGTTCAATTCCACAAAAGACGCATAGAGGAAGATCAGGACATATATGTTAGGGAAGGTGATTTTATATTGTATGGCGATATATACTATGAGATTACAAAGCTGTCGCAACCCAGAAAACTTTTTGGGCAAGTTGAGGAAACTTTTGAAATAGCTGCGACATGCAAGCGTGCAAGAAAGGGACTTTTTGATGCTACCTAATAATTTTGACTTTGCCATGATCCCAGAAGGTGTAGGGCGCTATACTTTAAAAGAGGTCGGCTTAACTGCGTCCACTATTGAAGATATTGATTACGCCATTGTGTCGTGGCTAAAAAATGACTTGAATCTCAGTGTCCGGACCAACGAGGGGCATAAAAAGGTGCCTGTTTTGTGGCAAGCTCCAGAACGCGCCTATCAAGTAAAGAACGAAAAAGAACTGAGAGATCAAAATAAGTCTCTTAAATTGCCGCTAATCAGTATTGAGAGAACTAATCTCAACAAAGATCCTGCTAAAAAAGGATCGTTTCAAGCCCACTTATATTCTGATAAAAAGAATGGACGTTCCGGTAGAATTGTTATTGCTAGAAGAATAGTCGGCGACAAAACTAGAAATTTTGCTGTTGCCACCAACACCAGAACTAATACCGGAGCCAACAGGCAAAAGTACACTAATCGAACCAATAAGAAAATAGTTATCCAAACGGTCTCAATACCAATTCCAGTTTATGTTGAATTAGAATATAAAATTAGTATAAAAACAGAGTATCAACAGCAGATCAACGAACTTATAACACCTTTCATAACAAGAACGGGACAAATAAATTCTTTTGTTATGAAGCGTCAGGGGCACACATACGAGGCTTTCATTCAATCAGGATTTGCCTCCAATAATAATGTGGCAACATTAGGAGAAGATACAAGACAATTTTCAAGTGATATTTCTATCAATGTTTTAGGGTACTTAATCGGTGATGGAAGCGACAAAGACAGGCCGATCGCTAGAATAGACGAAAATCTTGTAGAGTATCAGTTTCCTAATGAATCGGTAGTTCCTGAAGGATTCATTAATTTATCCTGACAGTTCAGGAAGTCAAAATGCTTTTTTATTAAAAGTTCAGTATCCTTTGGAAAGATGAAATACTATTTAAATTATGATTGAGACATCAATTCACAGTTTTATTTAAAGAGGGGCACTAATATGTCAGTTAAAAGTTTCAAGTTTGTATCTCCGGGCGTCTTTATCAATGAGATTGATAATTCGTTCATTCCTAGGTCCGCAGATGCAATCGGTCCAGTGGTCATTGGTAGATCAACCCGTGGGCTAGCAATGACTCCTGTAAAAGTTGAGTCATATTCACAGTTTGTAGAGATGTTTGGAGAGACCGTTCCGGGTAACCGAGGCGGCGATATTTCAAGATATGGAAATGAGCAATCTCCTATGTACGGTACGTATGCCGCTAAAGCGTTCTTAAACGCAAACGTTGCACCGCTGACCTACATCCGTCTTCTCGGAACTCAGAACACAAACGCCACTTCAGGATATGCCGGCTGGAAGACAGCCAATAACCCAGTTTCGGGTAACGTTTTCAGAGCCGGCGGCGGCAACGTTGATAGCATCGGTGGTGCATTCGGCTTGTGGTTGTTCCCATCAGGAAGTGATGATAGCTTCGCTCAAGACTCTGTTGGAACTGGCTCGTTAGCAGCAATTTTTTATGCTGAAAGCGGTGCATCTATTATGCTTACTGGCGCGATGTATCACGGTGGCCAAAAAGACTTAGGTCTTGGTAAGCCTATTGCAAACGATTCAACCTCTAAAGAGTACACACTTGCGATTACATCATCTGATGGTCTAGAAAAAATAGCTATTAGCTTCGACGACACCAGTGAAAACTTTATCCGCAAGGTTGTCAGCACTAACCCACAGCTAACAACAACTGCTGGTGCCTTCTACCCGTCTTCTTCCGCCAAGAAATATTGGTTAGGAGAAACATTTGAGCAATCATACCGCGCTCATCCAGTCGGCAACTATGGAACTTCCCCCTATACTGGCGGTGGAACAGACTTGTCAACTGCACAAGGATACGCTATAATTTTACCAATTGCCAGTGGTTCTTCAGCGGCCACCGGTCCACAAAACTTACAACAACAAAGTTCACGAGAAGCAGTTGCAGGTTGGTTTATAGGTCAGGATCTTGGAGCCGCCGCCAGCTACTTCCCAGAAAATGCACAAAAGCTTTTCAGACTAGTCGGACGCGGCCACGGTTCATGGTTGTCTGAAAACGTTAAAGTTTCAGTTGAAAAAATTCGCCAATCTAATACGACCATTACTGATTACGGAACGTTCTCAATTGTTCTTAGATCCCTGTCTGATACTGATAACAAGGTGCAGGTACTTGAAAGATTTGACAACCTAACACTTGATCCAACATCACCTGACTTTGTGGCCCGTAGAATTGGCGACAAATATGTTGAATGGGACAACACTGCTCGCAGCCTTAAAACATACGGAGAGTACGATAACCTTTCTAAGTTTGTCTATGTTGATATGGACTCTACCGTAGAGGCCGGCGGAACCGACCCGCTATTGTTACCATTTGGTTACTACGGCCCTCCGAAGTTTAAAGATCTAAACCTTGGAGGCACCGGCAGAGATATATCCACAACCGCTGGTGTATGCGATAAGGATAAGACAACTTATGTACGATCAGCCGCTGGTATTCACTTGGGCCCAACTGGTTCTGTTATGATTACCGGGTCTCATGTCAATGATGCGGAGACCTTCAAGTTGCTCTCTAAAGGTCTTGCTGGTCTGTTCACGTTCCCAATGGCTCGTTTGCGTCTTTCTGCCTCCGATGGCGGCTTAGCAGACCCAACCAATGCATACTTTGGAATGAGTAGCACTCGTGAGGCGTCGGCAACCAGACCAGATCAGAGCTTAAGAGACTTCCATAGACTCTTGTACGCGTCTTTCCCCGATGATCCAACATCAGCAACAATCAACGGAGTTGATCAGTTTGCTTATATTTTCTCGCTAGACGACGTTCAGGCACATTCTTCCGACGGAGGATACTACTATCAATCTGGCTCTAGAAAAGGCGAAGGCAGCGTTTCAGGTAAGTCTAACCAAAATTACAAGACCCTTCTAGATGCAGGTTACGACAGATTCACTGCTCCATTCTGGGGAGGTTTCGATGGATTCGATATTCACCACCCAGACCCTCTTTACAACGAGGGGATCGGTGCCAGTGCTACAGAGTTGAACAGCTATGCTTACAATACTTATAGGCAAGCAGTTGATACAGTTGCTGACCCTGAGTCTCTCGATATGAACTTGTTACTAGCTCCGGGTCTAACTGTTGACGCACTAACCGGCCACATGGTAGACGTTTGTGAAGAGCGCGGCGACGCACTGGCTCTTATCGACCTTAAAGATGTATACCACCCGGCACATGAGAAGTACAATTCTAATAAAAAAGACAGAATTGCCACAACTCCAGTTCAGGCCGCAAATGCATTAAGAGATAGAAGATTGGATTCCTCCTACGGCGCCACATTCTACCCATGGGTTCAGACCCGTGACGACAGAACTGGTCAGCTTGTTTGGATTCCGCCCACAGTTGCCATGGCAGGTGTCTTGGCTTCCTCGCAAGCTAGTGCAGATGTTTGGTTCGCGCCGGCCGGCTTCAATCGCGGTGGCCTTTCCGACGGAGCAGCTGGAATCCCAGTTGTCGGTGTAACCGAAAAGCTTTCTTCTAAGGATCGCGACACACTTTACGAAGCTAGAATCAATCCAATTGCTTCATTCCCTTCAAGTGGTATTGTGGTCTTTGGTCAGAAAACCCTCCAAGAAAGACAGTCGGCTCTAGATAGAATTAACGTTCGCAGACTCGTTATCTACTTGAAGAAGCAGATTTCAGTTCTGTCAACTCAGGTTCTCTTTGAACAAAATGTTCAAGCCACTTGGAACAGATTTATCTCACTTGTTGAGCCGTTCCTCGCCAATGTCAAGGTTCAATTTGGTATCACTGATTACCGCTTGATACTTGACGAGAGCACAACTACCCCAGACTTAATCGATCAGAACATTCTATATGCGAAGATTATGGTTAAGCCTGCCCGCGCTATCGAGTACATCGCAATTGACTTTGTGATTGCCTCAACTGGCGCCTCGTTTGACGATTAATAATGTGGGGGTTTTTCCCCCACGCTACTATTTAAAAATAGATATTCATAGGGAGTAACTTAATATGCCATTCTGGTCAGAATCGTTCCAAGATCCAGCTTTAAAGGATCCGAAAAGAAAATTTAGATTTACTGTAGAGTTCCAAGGTGTCTCTGCTGCCATTGGGGGCGCGGTATTGTGGTACGCCAAAACTGTATCAAAGCCTTCATTTCAAATTGCCGCTGCTGAGCACAAGTATTTGAATCACACCTTCTATTATCCGGGTTCTGTTACATGGCAGGATGTTAGCGTTACTCTCGTTGACCCAGTTGATCCAGACATGGCAGCAACTTTCTCTGATATTATTGTTCAAGGTGGCTATACCCCGCCAAGTGATGCAACTTCTCTCGGTACTATGTCCAAAGGAAAAGCATCCTCTGCGCTAGGATCAGTGATTATTACCCAAATTGACTCCGATGGCAACCCTTTAGAAACTTGGACCCTTTGGAATGCGTTTATTACAGAAGTTAAATATGGTGACCTAGAATATGGTGGTGACGATTTAACAGAAATGAGCCTTACTCTCAAGTACGATTGGGCAAGAGTCAAGACAGCCGGCGCTTCTGTTGCAACAGCTGGCTCAGGGCAGCAAGAATTCTTCAAAGTTTAATAAGACAAACTAACAAAAGAGGTGTATATTGTCAAGAAATAAGGATCGGATGGGACTTGGTGAAATGCCAACACCCGAGAACGCTGAAGTCCCTCCGCAAATGATGAACCAAGGAAACAATGATAATCCTTTCTCGTTCATAGTCCCCACAGAGTTCGTAGAACTACCGTCAATGGGCATGTTTTATGCTCAAGGGCACCCTCTGCATAATCAGACTACGATTGAGATTAAGCAGATGACAGCCAAAGAAGAGGATATTTTAACTTCACGAGCCCTTCTTAAGCAGGGTATTGCGATTGATCGATTAATATCCAGTATTATAGTTAATAAGTCTATTAATCCTAATACACTATTGGTTGGTGACAGAAATGCGATTCTCATTGCAGCTAGAGTTTCTGGCTATGGTAATGTTTACGAGACATCAGTTCGTTGTCCAGCATGCGGCGAGACGAACAAGCATATGTTTAACCTAAGCGATCTGTCAACCTATACGGGCGACGGAATAGATCCCACAGAGATCGAAACCAATAACGATGGGACTTTTAACACTACGTTACCCAAAAGCGGCGTTGAAGTAACATTCAGGCTATTAAACGGGCAAGATGAAAAAGCCCTACTTAGTCAGGCTGAGAATGCGCGCAAGAGAAAAGGTAACGAAAACGCGATAACACGACAGCTAAAAAGACTAATCTTGGCAGTAAACGGCAACACGGAGTTAAAAAATATTAACTATGTTGTCGATAACATGCCATCCTCAGATGCTAGACATTTGAGATTAATGTATAAAATCGCTACTCCTAATATCGACATGTCTCAAAAATTTGAGTGTGAATCTTGCGGCCACGAAGAGGACATGGAGGTGCCGCTGACTGCGGACTTTTTTTGGCCTGACCGATGAATACATGGAGAACGTGTATGAACAGTTCTTCTTTTTAAAATACAGTGGTGGCTGGTCAATCTCAGAAGCCTATAATTTACCTATTGGGCTGAGAGATTGGTTTGTTAAACGTTTAATTAAACAGCTAGAGACAGAAAGAGAAATAATTGAAAAATCCTCTAAAAGTAGAGGATCGGCTTTTGGTGGCACACAAACATTAAGCGCCCATAATCAGCCTCCCACGCCACCGGGGATGCCAGAATAAACCGTTAAAGGCAAGATCATGAATCTTGTCTTTTTCTGTTTATCACTAATTACTAATGCTACGAATGCGAGGGCTTCAAATTGGCTTTAACCCCAGAACAACAAAAAGAGCTTAATGAGTTAACTATTGAGCAAATCAAGCTTAAAAAAGAAGCTAATGAACTAAACGCAGAAGAAGAGGCGTATCTTGATAGAATTTTATCTAAACGACGCGAAGCAGTTGAAAGGTCACGAGAAGCACTAACTACTGCACAAAAAACAGTTAGCGTTTTAAATCAAAAAGCCGCCGAGGAAGAAAATTCATATGTTCGCAAATTAAGAGAAAAAGAACTCGGCGACGCAAGGCTGTCAGCATTTGAACGAGAGCTTGCACTTTATCGGAACATGGTGCAATCAGGCCAAGAACTGACAGAAGAGACTAAAAAACGCCTTAAGGAATTAGAAGATGTAGAAAAGTCCCAGCAAAAATTTAACCAAGCACAGGAGAAATCTAGAGGCTTAATTAACAGTATTGGTGATAACTTAGAGGACAAAATCCTTGTAAAAATGATGGCTCTGGGAGATCCAGATCTTAATCTTGGGGCTTTAGCGTTTGATAAAATGAATAAAGCCGCTGATAACCTTGCGGCTCAAGGCTTACAAAAACTAAAAAGTGGTGTCATAGATATGATCTTCACTTTTGATGAACAAACAAAAGCGTTTGAAAGACAGTTTCAACTAGGCGAAGAATATACGCAGTCTATCCAAGAACAGTTCACAGAGTTAAACAATTTCGGCGTTTCAATCGAAGAAGCCACAGAAGCACAAAGACAATTAGCAACTTCTTTCACTGATTTTACTATGTTAGCGAAAGATCAGCGTGACTCATTGACAGAAGTAAGTGCGGTTCTAGGCGAGCTTGGGGTCGAACAAGCAGACTTTGCTAAAGGTGTCCAGAACTCAACAAAATTCTTCGGACAATCAGTTGATCAGGCTCAAATGACTCAAAGAGAGTTGGTGGCAACTGCTCGCGAACTTGGTGTGGCACCGGGACAATTGTCAGCACAATTTGCTGCAGCCGGCGGTCAATTAGCTAAATTTGGACAAGACGGTGTTAAAGCGTTTAAAGACCTTTCTCGTATTTCTAAGCTCACCGGCATGGAAATGGAAAAGGTGTTATCTGTGACAAACCGATTCGACACCTTTGAGGGCGCCGCAGAAGCCACAGGACAGCTAAACGCAGCGCTCGGCGGCAACTTTGTTAACGCCATGGACATGATGATGGAAACTGATCCTGCCGCTAGATTCGAAAGTATCCGAGGGGCAATTAGTGATGCAGGGCTAAGTTTTGACACGATGTCCTACTACCAGAAGCAGTTTTACACCGAAGCTCTAGGGCTTTCTGATGTTGGTGATTTGGCGCTCATGCTGTCTGGCAACATGGACATGCTTGGCGGTGCGACAAACGCGACTGCCGAGGAACTTATTAAAGAAAAAGAGCGAGCACTAGAAGTACAATCGGCAAAAGAGCAGTTGGCGATTGCTGGACAGCAGGTAATGGAAACGTTTTTACCGTTAGTAAATGTTATACAATCTGTTAGTGAGTTTCTGGCTAAAAACACATACCTCGTCAAAGCCGCAGTTATAGTATATGGTGCATGGAAAGCGGCTGCGACGGTTGCGAAAGCCATAGAAATGGCCAGAACCCTAGGTATTCTTACGCAAAACAAAGCCCTTGCAGTAAACACTGTAGAGACCGGGCTAAACGCCGCCGGAAGTGAAGCAGATGCACTAGCAAAAGGCACACAAAAAGGTGTAACTGATCAATTGTCCGTTTCCCAACAAAATCAAACCAGAGTCCAGCGCCAGCAGACTGCAGCCACGAGGTCGTCAGTTGGGCCCATGTTAGCGTTTGGTGCAGCAATTTTGATGATAGGCGGTGGTGTCTTTTTGGCAGCACAAGGCATCGCGGAAATGGCCCGCGCCTTTCAAGATATGGATATTGCCTCCATAGTTCTGTTGGCCGGTGTTTTGGTAGGTATGTCCATAGGCATGTATGCGCTCGCCGGTGCAGCCGTAGCCTTGGGGGCCGCCGGCACAGCCGGCGCCGTTGGATTGTTGGCGTTTGGTGCTACGGTTTTGATGATTGGCGTGGGTATCGGTATTGCTGCGGCTGGTGTTGGACTAATGGCCGAAGGAATTGTCAAGATATTTGAAGCTATTGATATGGAAAAGGCGCAAGCCTTTGGTGTTTTCTTGCTTTCAATTGCTGCAGCCGCATTTGTCGTACAATTTGCAGGAATGGGCATGTTTATATTAGCTGCAGGACTAGGCGCCGTCGGCTTTGCGTTAAAGTTTATCGCAACCAAAGATCTAGAAGCTATCGCACAATTTGCCACAGGATTGGCAGAGCTTGAAGTCTCGCAAATTGCAGCACTAGCTGGCGCCATTAAAAAAGTTGCAAAAGCTATGGACGATGTGCCTACTTATAAAGCAATTACCATGACAGCAACAATGCAGGCTGCAACCACAGCAGTAAAAGCGGCGCAATTATTGGCAGGCAACAAAGTTGCCACCAACAGGACTGTCGGTGCTGCGGCCGGCGCCTCAAGTCAACCAATAAACGTCAATGTTACTTTGGAGCTTGATGGAGAAGTGTTGGCAAGACACACAGAAAAAGTTATTAAAAAAGAACATGAGCCCGGTGGTATATTATCATCAATAGGCGGCTTGTTAGGAATGGGATAGGAGGTTCAAGATGTCAGATCAAGAAACCAATGACGAGGAAATAACAGACATTTTTCCACCGGCCGCCGGCTCGATGAATAACGTCGCTACAGCGAATTTCGAAACCGGTGTAGAAATTGTTGGACAAGCATTTAACGCACAAAAATATGGCTCGGTTGTTGATGTAGCCGGCGGTAATAATCCGAATCCGGCCCGCGCTAAAGGTTCAACCGCATATAGCATGCAGGGCTATCGGCCTCATTTCTTTGATGCCAGCGATTCTTTAGCTAATGCTGGATATACTATTAATTTTATGCACGTTAGTAGTGAAAGAGAAGTGCACTTTAAAGCATTCATAACAGCTTTTAACGAAACATATGCATGCGACTGGGCAGAAGAGCAAGTTTATGGTCGCACTGACCCAATTTATATGTTCAAACAAAACAAAAGAGATATTACCCTATCCTTCCAAATCCCCGGCTCTACCGTAAGCGAGGCTTATGAAAACTTAGGCAGAGTACAAAAGTTAATTCAATTCTTATACCCAAGTTATTCTAGAAGAACAGCAGCATCCGAACTCGATCAGCCAACAAATGTCTCCGCGATGACAAGTTCTCCGCTGATACGATTAAAAGTGATGAATATCATCGGAGATCGTAAGCGAGGCTCCGGCGATACAGAGGCTGAAACTGACAGAATAGTTCGCTCTTTTAAGCCCGGCGGTAGCCCTCCCGGCTATAACCGTGGACTATTAGGTGTTATTAAAAACGTTACTGTCAATCATAATTTAGATAATCCTGATATCGGTGTCTTAGGAAACAAAGGAACAATTCTATCAAAAATGATAGAAGTTAATCTAAGCTTTTCTGCCATTCACGAACATACAGCCGGCTGGCAATATGATGGAGATGGCGAGAATTTTAATTTAAAACCCATTAACTCCAGCTTTCCTTATGGGGTCAATACCGAACGAGAATCCCCAAAGATTCCAAGATTTCTCACAACAGCCGCGAGTGCGTCAGCAGGAAATAACGCACAGATAGAAGAAAACAACAATACTCTCGACAGACTTACTGAAAATGCGACAATGACCGATCAAATGAGAGATCATGCAGCCCAGAGATATGCCGGCGCTTTAGGTGGCTTAAGGGCAAGATTTGATGGAAACAGAAATCTAGACAGGCTACAAAATAGAAATGCCAATGCCGGCGGCGCCTACTTTGATGCACTGGATGCATACGGTGATGCTCTGAGAAATGCTGAGCGTGACGGTATGGGTGCTGTACGTCGTGCGGAAAGGCAACTTAATAGGGCGCAATCACGGTTTGACCGTAGGTCTAGAAATATGGCAGATGCGTCATACTATGCAGAGATATCTGAATTTGTAGAGGACTAATTATATTATGGCAAGATATAAAGAAACAATGATTGTCAGGAACGACATAGAGTTTTACGATTTTCTTCGCAAAAGCAAAGGAATTAGCTCAGTTCGTCATTACAACACAGCATATCTGTACCATCCTGATGCAGCCGATAGAGCCACAGTAGCCACATCTGGCCATGTTTGGAAATATGGCGACAGATTCTATAAGCTAGCTCAAAAATATTATAGCAACCCTGAACACTGGTGGGTTATCGCATGGTGGAATGGAGTGCCAACTGAGGCCGACATAACCAACGGTTCAATAATTGATATACCAATTAACCTTGAAGATGCATTGTTAGTATTGGGGGCGTATTAAGATATGCCATACGATTATGATCCGGGTTATGAGCCCGAAACCCCAGAGGAACGTCACCGCCGTATAGAGCGAGAAGCGGCACTAAAAGTAAAATGTAAACAAATCTTCCTCGACTATGACAATGAGGAATACGAGACCAAATGGGATGCATCCCGTTGCGACCGGTACTTCAGCGACGAAGACATGAATGAATTATGGAACACGTGGGCCCGTAATGAGCTTGGGGAACTGTATTCCGACAAACTACCAGATTTAAATGAAGCAGCAACAGCAATCTACGAATATTCGAAACAGATAGAGGGCGGAGAAGGCAAAGAGTCCCTTTTTGAAGCTTTTGCTAACAAATTGTCTGCTGTGGCCGCCAACAGTTTCGGCGCCGAAGCCGACAACATAAAAGCTTTTTTTTCTTCGACTGACTTTGGTTTCACTCCTTATCTATTCCCCGCTGCTAGCGGCGCAGAGAACAAATTGACACTTCGGCCAGACTCCGAGAATGGCCGTCTCGGAGGACCTTTAATGGGCCAAAGCCAGACATTTAATTATGACAACTATGGTGATTTCAACAATCAAAGCATGTACGGCGAGATATCCTATAGACCCAGCTCACTAGACGACGGGCAACCCAATGCGACAAAGATAGATAATTTATTAAACATCGAAGCCGGCCTTGCCGCGATAACCGACAGCATGTTTGACGGCCCCGATTCCAGCGCTTTGCAGCCAAATCGATTTGGAAAACCGTCAGCGGCCGGTGTAGATGGAGGCCCCTCGACCAAATTTAGTTTTAACTGGGGCGTTGGCGCATGGGACGATAAACTGCGCGAATTAGGAGCCCCAACTGATTTTGGGGACAATGATTTTACTGTAGATGGCGATGGAGATCTTGTCGGTGGCAGTGAAGCCTATAAAGATTATCCTTATTTTATTATGAGCACTCTCGCTGCGATTTATGGACAATTCCGTTTTTTGACTTTAAGGCGCCCTTTCAGCGATCTTCCATCATATGGGCGCGGCAACCAAACCGGCGTATCTGGCGAAGGTCCAACCGCCGGCGGCGGAATATGGGATGAAGATGTATTACAAAAATTAAGAGGTGGAGGTGGCGATGACATATCAAAAGCCATACAAAGAATTTTCTTTTTAAATCACAGAGCGTATGAAGGCTTTTTTGGCTGGGGCAAAATTAAGAGCCCCGATAGTGGCTGTCCTGATTTTAAAGAAAAGGATTGGAATCTTTTCACTGGATGGACAAATTACGTTTACCAAATTGAAGATGACGGTGCTTACGATTTTTTTTGGGCCGAGGATAAAGATGCATCGACTGGTTATGCTGACTGGATTAAATACCCATTTATTGTCACAAACAATCCGGCCAATAACTCTATTAAGGGTATTCTGCAAAGCGGTGGCCCTTATATGGGGCACAACGAAATAAGCGCTTGGCAACTAAAATTTTCAGATTGGACCGATGGCCTCGGAAAGTGGAACAGCGATTACATCACCGCTAATCTGGCCGCCATCCCGGCTGGAGCGGCGAAACAGCCATCAACATACGGCCCCAGCGACTACAGCGAGGACACAGATCAAGGCTCAAGCTTTGGCAACGTGCACCAAGAGCAAGGCGTCTATTCTTTGGCTGCGAACTGCAGGCGCCTGAAACACCAAGCGAAAATGCTACAAAATACAAGTTATTTCAAATGGGCCGCGCCACTTATACAAGTTGCTGATTTCGCGTTCGCAATCGCTGATAAAATCCAAGGTCACAGTGATAAAATTGTTAATATTCACATGGAAATATTGAGGAAAGAGTGTGAACTTAAAAAAACATTAAGCGAGAAAGTTGACGCTGGCTATAGCGCTCTTGAAGATTGGTGGACCGACGGCGCGGTCGATGCACAGTTACAAGAAGCTGCCCGGTCGAATGTAGATTCGGCAAAATACGATATCGAAGGTCTTATTCAAGGTTCCGACCCAGAAACTGTCATCTTTAAAGAGCAATGTTTTTTGCTAGGATTTATTACTGATTTAGCAAAACACAAACAAAGAGACCTAGATCGAATTTACCGCAAAGAAGATGGCACCTACAAGTCCGGCACAATTTTTGGACAGGACATAATGGGAGTTAGAAATAAGAAAAAAATAAATAAAAAATTACCATACTTTGCTTCTAAATTTAACGTTAATCAAGAAAAAGATAATGCATGTGTTATGATTGACGGCGCGCCTTATGCATTTATGAATCGCTTAACGGTAAGCAACCAGTTGGCCGCCCTGTATAACGCTAAAAATTCAGTTATTTCAAGCTTGCAGCCAAAAATTAAACTCTATAAGGTGATATTTCAAGAAAGCGAAGGAGGAGACATTATAGAAGAAGAGGTTGAAATGCACTTCGATACTCATATGACTAGAGAAGAAATGAATATTTTTAAAGAAGGCAAGTCAAGGGGCCATGGTGTCGGTATAAAAAGCTTTAACTTTACTTACGATGGCAGCAACCCTTTCGCTGTCAAGAAAAGCATAAAAGCAAATTTAAAAATATTTGCCAACACCTTCAGTGATTTATTTAGATTACGAGAAAACAATAAAAACCAAACGTATAGTTACCTTGACCTTGCGCTTAAAACATGGAATACCGCAGCAGAACAACTAACCCAAGAAGACAATGCGCTTCTTAAGTCATTCTATGAAAATGTTGCTAAAAACGAGTTAAACTTTAGACTGAAGGCCGAAGTGGGCCTCGCGTTGCCACCCTCTAAAATGAAAACTGTGCCAATCGGCATAAGAAACGCACTATCTGAATCATTTGTAACGTTGCAGCTAACACCCACTGTGCACAATTTTGAGTTTGATGAAATGGGTCGAGTTGTTTTTAATATAAATTTTCTCGCCTACATTGAACAATTTATGGATACAAAAAACTTTAATGTATTTAGCGGTACTGAGGTGTCTATCAATAGGTTTGAAAGAGAGTTTAAGATGGAGACTGCTGGCCAGCGATGTAACTCTGAACAAACAAATCAGCTAAAGAGAGAGTATGCCGAAGATGTCAGAGAAGAAAAACAGATCGCTATATCTTCTTTGATGTCCGAGATGATGAGTCGAGATTTGATTTATGACCTGTCGCTAGATTACAAATTTGTCGATAAATTTACGCTTCTTGGGCCATATGCAGATTATGACCGTGACGACCTTGATTTTAGACCGCTAAATAGTCGAGAACAAAGAGAATCACTCCAGAACCTAATTGACAAGGGTTTAGACGACACATTCAGTGGCGTGCTAGGCGACGACGCCACTGATGAAGATCGCAAAAGAGCAATAACAGCCGCACTTGTTGGCAATATTGACAAAGAAGCAAACTTAAGCTTTTTCTATCTTAGTGATTTGGTTGATACTATATTGTCGAAAATAGGACGAGAATTAGAAGATTTGGCTGTCAACGGGGCTTTAGAAGACATGCTAAGCAAAAGTCACACTATTCCAATAACTCTTGAACAAATTGAAGAAAAGAGCAGAGAACTTAGGTCATCGCTTAAGGCATTTAAGAAGTTTAGAGTGCTTTTGGGCCCAGTCGAGTTTGTCAGACCAAGAGGCAGTGACAAGCCGTTGATAAGAGCAAACCTTGGAGATATTCCAATATCAGTTAGATATTTTGTTGAATGGTTAACGTCAGTTATGATCGCGAAAGAAGAGATCTATTATCCATTAACAAAATTTATGAATGACCTTATCAATAACCTTGTGAAAAACTTCTTAAATAATGAATCATGCTTTACTTATAAAATAAGCCAAAAGACCAGACTCCAGCAAGCCAGTATTACCGCGTATGGAAATTCATCTGAGCTTGATCCTGTAACTGAGAGAATCACAACGTCCGGACAATTCCATAGATATCGCGTAGTAGAGGACACGGGGTTTCAAAACGGCGTCGCCGGCGCGGTACAGAGAACAATTGCCTCTACACAAGCAAATATAGCGTTTAGGGCACACATAAGCGACTTTGATGATTTTCCTATATTAAGAATGTCTGGCCCTCCCGGTGAGGTTACAAAAATACCAATTAACAATATGTATAATTTTTTTGTGTATTCGGTATCAAGAACAATGCCGACTGAACTTATGAAAGGGGATAAGGGCTCCGACGAACGCAGAGGTATTTTTCACTATAAACTAGGAAGAAGAAGGGGCTTTTTAAAAAACGTCAAACTCTCCAAAACACAAACAAAAGGCTTGGCAGAAGTTAGATTTGAACAAGAAGGCTATGATGGTCTTTCACAGTTGAGGGTTATTTACGACGCTCAAATAGATTTGTTCGCGAGCGTTAGTAGTTTTCCGGGCCAATATATATTTATAGATCCTAGAGGGTTTGCTCCAGATATGCCGTTAGGTCTTGCTGCCGGCTCTTCTGGATACGATAGACAAAAATTTGGCTTGACAAAATTAGGTATTGGCGGTTATTATATGATAGTTAGATCGGAACATGAATTTTCTTCTGGAAAAGCAAATACTATATTACATACCAAATGGGTTAATCAAATTGAGACGGAAGCAGACGGAGATCTTGAGCCAATACCCTCCACAGCCGGTGTTGGAGATCGAAAGGCGCCAAGATGTCACTTTATCGAATTAGAGGATGATGAGGCTGAAGAAGTAGATGAATGATGAGAGTAACAAATGTCAGAATATTTAATTGAAGATACCACTAAAGAGTCTACTATAACCAGATTCAACAAGAGGGTCATATACGAAACAGCAGCGCGCTCTAGAACGGTGCACAGGGGTATATCAAACGTCACTACTTTTAATTATTTTGAGCTTGCTTATTACGGTAAGCTTGATCAGAGATATGTTCCTTTTTATTTAGATGGTAGTAATAACACTGCGTTTGGCGTAATCGCCAAACCTTATTCTGATGGCAATCAGCCGATGAAAGTGGCAAACTTTGTAGCTGACATCTTTAATGAAATGGCTAGAGTATTTAACCAGTCGGCAGGAGTTGGTAAAATATCTAAAAATGAAAAATACCTGTCGCAGTTAAAGGTTTACAGAGCATACGAAGACCCGATTATCGGCTATAACAACTACATCAATCTTATTGGACAAAAACTAAGGTCCATATTTATAAAAAAATCGATTAAAGTAGAAAACTTTGATCATTTTATGAAAGAAATGCAGGTGGTTATGCCAGAGATAGCAAAAAGGTTTCCGTTGACGCTTTCTGGCTATATCAAAAGTAAACACAGCACCATATTCTCTTCCGGCTTGGCCCTTGAGTTGGCCGACATAGACTATGAAAATGATCATGAAAAAATTGTTAACTTTTACAACAGCAAAAACTGGGATTTTTTTGTACAAGCTTGCAATAACTACGGTTTTAGAATAGATAGAAACATACCTTGGAGAATCGTGTGCGATATAGAGGCCGACGGTGTTGTTGACTTTATTGCAAGCCGAGGTTATATTGCAGCTGGAGATTTTTTATCCAGAGGTACCGCATCTGGAGTTGCTGGATCAATTAAAGAATTGCCTCGTATTTTACTGAGAATTTATAACATAGTGAGATTTAATCGATTCTCTGAAACCGTAAGGTGCGATGACGGAACAATAAAACAAGTCGCTAAAACATCCCAAACATATTCACAAAGCAATTTTATCAGCGAAGCTAATTTAAGTGTTACATATTTTGCTAGAGAATATATTAAATTGAGATTGATAGAAGAAAATATTGATATAACTCAAAAAAGAAAAGAAATGCTAATTAGAGATCTTATAAAACTCTCGCTCGACAATAGAAGTTTCTTTCCGATCGAGAGACTTTTTGAAGAAAAAATAAACAATTTAGTTGACAAAAAGTTTACTTTCAATTATTATAAATACGTAAAGGAGCCGGCCCGAGTTATGAGAGAGTTTGATCGCGGAGAAATCTCTTCATACAGCATGGGCAACTCCAACTCTTCCACAGGCTACTAATGTTTTTCCAAACCCTTGACGACAAGTCAGAGTGTGTCGGTGTGTATCAGGCCGGCAAACTTTATTTTGACACCATACCGAACGATCTCAAAATTACATGGAACCATAGCGGATTTTTGACTGATAAAGAAATCGAATATGTATCTTTGTGGACACAAGGCAAAACGCTTGAAGAGTGCTGTCCTGAAGAGCACATCGATGAGCTTCGAAGCTGTAAAAACAAATTACGGGCTTATCTAAAATCTTTTAATATCGCTAAAATCAATATGAACGATCACTGCATCTATGATCTGATACCGCATGATTTTTTGCTGAGATTTTGTGAGATTAAAAATAAAATCACCGAACACGTATACAGCAATTTTGAAAAACCTGTTCATTATGAGCACCTCAAAGACGTTCACATCCTACTCAGCAAGATAAAATGTCAAAAACTAAACGTCTCTACATCTGATTGCATACATCTCTTAACGAACACGAGAGATAGAAACAAAATTGTTGACTTGGCAAAAAGAAGCAACTATATTGATTATAACTTATTTGGTACTGCAACAGGACGCCTTACGACAAATAAAAATTCATTTCCGATACTGACTCTCAAAAAAGAATTGCGACAAATTGTTAAGCCAAACAACGACCTGTTCGTTAGCTTAGATTATAATGGCGCAGAGGTTAGGACGTTGATAGAACTATCTGGAGAAGAGCAGCCAGATATTGATATTCACGATTGGAACTCAAAGCACCTGTTTGAACAAGAGGTCAACAGAGACGAGTGCAAAGTTAGGTTTTTTGCTTGGCTCTACGACTCAGAGTCTAATGATGTAAAGAACTCGATTTATGACAAAGAAAAAGTACTTGACAAGTGGTATTTAAACGGTTATGTTATGACCCCATACGGTAGAAAATTGCTAGTAGAGAAGAGAAAAGCCCTAAACTATCTGCTCCAAAGCACTACGTCCGACAGGGTGTTGGCCAAGTCAGTTCTTATTGACAACTACTTAACACAGAATAATTGTAAATCTTATATTTCTCACATTGTTCATGACGAACTTGTAATTGATTATTGCGATAAAGATCGCCATCACCTTGAAGCAATAAAGCAAATTTTTGAAGATGGCTTTCTTACTAATATAAGTGCAGGCAAAGATTACTTCAATCTTAAAGAGTTGGATAGAATATGATATCAATCGTCGGCATCGGCAACCCAGCATCAAAAATAGCTACTTTGTTTAAAGAAACTAGCAATTATGACGTTTTTTGCCTTAACAGTGCTGTTAAGAAAAACTCTAAAAGGAACTTTAGGCTCAAAGATTACGACAATCCAGAGGAATACGAAAAGAACATTCCAAACTTAAAAAAGTTTTTTACCGAGATACAAGACACGGTTCAAGTTATTGTAGTCGGAGCCTCAAATAGCTCAAATTATACACTTGGCATCTTAGAGCAAATCAAAGATAAAAAAATAGAATTATTTTATATAATGCCCGACACCGAACTTATGAACGGCACAAAGAAGCTTATTAACAATGCTGTATTTGGGGTGCTTCAGGAGTATGGTCGCTCCGGTGTATTTGAGTCGTTCACAATAATTTCAAATCTTGAGATTGAAAAAACACTTGACAGCGTGCCGATAAAGAGTTACTATGATACTATCAATAAGACAATATTTTCTGTCATGCACTATATTAATTTTTTTAATCACGCTGAGCCCGAGATTGGAATGGTTTCAAAACCACTAGATATGAATCGAATTCGTGCTTTCGGCGCCCTCAGTCCAAAAAATCTTGAAGAAAAATGGTTTTTTGAGCTTGACACTCCGAGGGACATGTGCTATTATCTTTGTATAAATAAAGAAAAACTTGAAACAGACGGTACTTTACACAGAAGAGTGGTGGACATTATTAAAAACAAACCAAAAAATTCATATAAGCGCATAT